CACCCCATGACATCTCCCAAGAGGTTCCTGTAGACTGTACGTGGAATCCACCTGAGTGATCCAAGCGAGTCTTCTCAGCAGCTTCGTTAGCATCAACGTCAGACTGAACAGCTTCAGCCTTAGTTTCTAAAGATTGCAATGCCACCTTTACAGTTTGATTGTCAGAGATAGTTCCACCTGTGAATGCACCGAGGTGTGCAGAATCTTTAGCAACACCACTTAGAGTAGCAAAGTTGTCAATGTGAACTTCGTTTGCAGCGATAGCGGCATCAGAGTCAGATTCATTTCCATCAACGTCAGTTTGAACACCTTCAACTCTAGTCTCTAAAGCCTGCAATGCAGCCTTTACAGTTTGGTTGTCATCAATGACGGCACCTGAGAATGCACCGAGGTTGACAGCATCTTTAGCAACGCCTGTCAATGTTGCCATATTGTCAACGTGAACTTCGTTTGCAGCGACAAGGTTTGTAACTGTAGTGCTGAAGTTAGCGTCATCGCCCATGGCAGCAGCCAACTCATTAAGAGTGTTAAGAGCGCCTGGAGCAGAATCAATTAAGTCAGCGATTGCAGCAGTAGCAAATGCCTGAGCATCAGCTTGAGCCTTAGCAACAGAACCTGCGCTACCTGCGCCTGCTTCAAGAACGTCAAGACGTCCGTCCAATCCACCTGAAAGGTTAGAGAGGTTAGTTGCTATAGTGCCTTCACCTGCGTCAGAATCAGCTTCGTTCTGATCAACATCAGCTTGAAGAGCAATGATGATGTCCTCAATTTTACCGAGAGTGTTGTATGCAACAGCAGAGTCACCTCTGAGGGCAGCGTCGTTAGCAATAATGACGTCCTCGATCTTGCCGAGAGTGTTATATGCTGAAGCGGCGTCACCTCTGAGGGCTGCGTCGTTAGCAATAACGACATCTTCGATCTTGCCGAGAGTGTCGTATGAACCAGCGGCGTCACCTACGATTGCAGCGTCTGCTGCGATGTATTGACTGCGAAGTAGAGCGCGGTCGATGACATTAACGTCACTGAGCTTTACTAGCATTTGGTTTAGTGTTAATCCTGTTGATCCTGAGATTGCTTGAACTTTCATCTCTCCTGCGAGAGATCCAGATGCAAGAATGTGTTTTCCCATTACAACGTGTTGTGTTTGAATAGCCATATTATGAATATTTCCTTTTATATTATATTAAGCGGACAAAGATACACACCTAAAGACATCTTGCCTAAACAAGGTGTCAATAAATGCTCTCCATCCAACGATATATAGGAGTCATTTTTCATAAAGTCTGATTTATTTTTGACTATTTTTAGAGGGTTGCTTTACGCTCTATTCTCGCACTTATTTGAGTGAATGGAGACTGTCGTATGCCTCTCTTTTTGCGGCTGAAAGTTTCTCCAGATAGTCGTTTCTGCGGAGGACTTTAAACGCTAAGTTTTCGACAGAATACGCTCCAATTGTCTCCAAACCTGTCTTTCTCATCTTGCGTATTTTCAGTTTGATTTTTTCAGCGTAGAGTTCTGCTTCTTCGTATTTCTTTTCGTCGATAAGCTTGGTTACCCTGTCTATCTGATCCATTAGAGACGCTGCTTTCTTCTTTACGTTGTCTTTGTCAAAGTTTGATCTCTCTGGTGTTGGGAACTTTATCCATTCATTGTTTAATATTGAATATAGTCCCTGTGCCTCGTGTGGATCATTTATGTCCTGAACATATACTTCAACTTCATATCCCTTTATTTCAATGTCGTGGAGTCGGTTCCATACTGACTTCATAGCGTTGAAGTATTCTCGGACAAGTTCTGTCTTGTCGTCAACATCGGAAAAGTCAACGAGGATGTGTAAATCGACATCGGAGAACTTTGAGTAGTTTAGGGCAGCAAGAGAACCTGTGAAGGTGATGTCGGAGAACTGAGCGTCTCCAACTTCCAAGGAGTCGTAGAAGTCTTGCGCTATAGCGAGGAGCTTCTCTCTTATCTCGGGATCAAGCCTGTCCTCTGGTTGGTTCCAGAAGTCTTTGTTTATCTCATCATGTACTTCAAAGCTGGATACATCGATACTCTCGGGATCGACGTCTTCTGCGATAGAACGGAGTCCACTTACAAGCATTTCAGAATTTGGGATGCTCGCAGTGGATTCGCCGAACATATTCGCCCATTTAGCAAATTGTTTCATGTTATAAATAGTTCCTATAGTCTGTAAAACTCAAAGTTTCCGTCATTGAGCGAATAATACACTCTCCTCACTCCTACGTGCCTTAGTGCCGCTTCGCACATATCGCAAGGTTTGGAAAGAAGCAAGTTTCCAGATCTTCCAACTCTGACTACATATACATCAGCGCCTCGTGTAACTGAGCGATCTAGTCCAAGGATGCACCCAAGTTCTGCATGGTGTGTGGCATCTCCCTTGTCTCTCTTTCTGAATCTCTCTCCAAATCTGCTATATGCGTTTTTATTACACGATGCATTGAGAACAGAGTTCCCTCTGACGAGAATAGCTCCGTGTCGGTAGCCTGTCTCTGCTGAGTTCTCTGCGACTTTCTTAGCTATGTCGATGAAACGCTTTTTTCTCTTTCCAGTAAACAATGAAGTTCTCTGTTATCGAGAGTCTACAATGATTTTCCTCATCATCGCAAACAACTCGTTGAAGTTTGACTCTCCGAACCCGTCTTCCATCATCATTGCAAGCATTGTAGTTTTGGCGAGTTCTGGCTCAAAGTTCTCCAAAGCGTATTTCATCTTCTGAGTACCTTGTGGACTTATGGACGGCACATACAATTGCATGAGGCGATAGTTTTCAGATACTGTGTCTCGCCCTTCCAGTATTGACTGATACGCAGCGACAGTGCTTTCAGTGTTCTCGCAGTAATCCATCACTTCTGGAATGCTGTAAGATTTGTCCTCGCATAGAAACGGTAGGCGTTTCTTAACAGTCTTCAATCCTACTCCACCGATTCCAGCGAGATTGTCCGATGAGTCTCCGACGATTGCTCTTGCGAGGGCGAAGTTCTTTGGATGAATGCCGAAGTCCTCAATGAGGTTGTTTCGGTTGACTATCTTCTTCTGGATAGGACGATACACTACTGTTTCTCCGTCACAGAGTTGAAAGAAGTCTTTATCCGAGGAGACGATGACTTTCTGCCATCCTTCGTATTTAGGATGTTGAACGACGAGGCTTATGATGTCGTCTGCCTCTACTGCTGGGAGCATTAGCTGGATGACTGGAAGTTCGTTCAAATATTCAAACAGGCGAGTTTGTTGCCAGATCTTGTTGGCTACCTGTTCTGCATCAGACATATTGCTTACGTCTCGATTCATCCTGATGGGCTTCCTGCCCGACTTATAGTTCTTGTTGACACTCTTGCGCCTCTGAGAGCCACCCTGTCCGTCCCAGCAGAATACAATTTCATCTGGTTTTACTTCTCGACATAGTTTCTGAAGGGATTGGATTGTTCCTTTCACTCCTCCAAGTGGACTGCCGTTTGTAGACAGGCTCGGGTTTACTATGTAATTTCGGAGATATATGTTTAGAGAATCTATTACTAATAGTCTTTTCATTTCTCAATCCTCACTGATGTATATTGAATGCGCCCTTCTTCAATGCCTTTTTTGAGTGCTGACTCTATGGCTCTTCTGGGCTTAGTCCATCCGTGGATATCCCATACCACTACGTCGCAGTCTGTATCGAAGCTTTTAGCGTCGTGACGCTTGAGCAGAATGCCTGTCTCCAATACGTTTAGACGCCACTTCTTCACTAAGTCACCGACTCTGAGTCTCACTTTAGCCATTTCTTCTCCGTGTTATACTATAATATAACACGTTTGAGAACGCTTTGCAAGTATTTATCTGCGATTTCTTCTATGTCGGCGATGTGGGCGGGCTGGACGGCTTCTACCCTCTATCCATCGGATGTGCGTTCTTGGGTGACTGGATAATAGATTTCTTGACACCAGTCGAACCTCCCAATGTCCGTGTGTCCACATTCCATTATTAGAGTAGTGTCCGTTTATCCAAACCCATGCTCGCACTTCCACTGCTACACGAACTTGGTTTGCTGGAGAGTGTCGGACTGTGTGATTATTGTGCGTCGGAGGATGTCTTGGCGGGTGAGCGTATGCGATACATCCAGTTGTTGCTGATAATGCTATCATTAACGCTGTTGTGATTGTTTTATTCATTAGTATTTTCCTCTTCTTTTTCTTCGTAAAAGTCTGATGCATTGCCTAAGCGTTTATCAAACTTAAAGATAACCTCTTCATCCATTATCTCATATACTCTTTGACGAAATACATCGTCTTTCATTCGATCTGTCCACTTAGTTGACTGAAATTTACTTCCGAGAGCATTTCCGTTGGCGTCGTGGAGTTCATACCAAGCGCCAATTCGCTTAAGACTTTCTGAAGATGAAATAGCGTCAAATAGACTTTCTTCGTCTTGAATGCCAATCTTGTTTCCCCATAATATCTTGAAGTTGCATTGCCGCCCTTGAGTCCCAAATCTTGATTTCTCAAGTTTGACTTTTACCTCTGAGCCAACTCGGAAGCCTTTGTCATCAACGACAAAGGACGCCTTTGCTTTTCTTCCAGTTAACCAAATCCTCAGAGAGTATGAATAGATTGTGGCTTTTCCACCAGGCGTCATGTAGGGGGTAGTCATCGCTTCTGATGGCGAACGGGTGATGTTCGCTTTCAACTGGTTTAGAATAAGGAAAGTGCTTTCCGAGTTGGCTATAGGGATAATAAGTTTTGAGAGTCCTTTTGCGAGGATTCTCGCTTTCATTGCCATTGACGATTGAGGGTTGAAATCTCCCTCAATGTCTGAAACGGCGGGAGTTAGGGCAAGAGAGTCCCAGATGAATAGCATCCGATTATTGTTAGATGCTAAAAGAGTTTCGATAGTCTCCAGAACGAATTCAACGGACATTGCTTGGATATACATTAGTTCGTCTAAGTTGCATCCTGCGTTCCGAAGAAACTCTGGATCAATGGCGCTCTCAGAATCAAAGTAAATAACATCCATACCCATCTTCTGAGCATTGGCAGCAACCTGTGCCGCCATATATGATTTACCTGTTGATGCTAGTCCAGCAAGTTCTGAAATCTTGGCACCTGGAATACCTGCCATCTCTCCACGGGAAATAATGGAATCCAACCACCTTGAACCTGTAGGTATCCAATAGGGAACTTGCGTTGGGTTCTTTTCAGTAAGACTGTGTGCGACGTTAATGCCAGCCTGCTTGTTTATCATTGCTCGCATGTCAGACATGCTCATCTTACCTGCTTTGGATGCAGTCTTCTTAGCCATTATTTCTCCGTTATCGTGTAAAAGTGTGAGGCACCTGATTACCCTGTGCCTCCCTGTGGGCAGATGATACGAAAGGGGGGGGTGTGCGTTTATAGCAATATCATCTGTTTCGGTGAGCTTGGTGGTTTATTTCCCCATTAGCTCATTAAATGCGGCATCTACAGAGGATGCTGTATCTGTAGTAGTTGTCGCTGGGGTTGCCGTGGTTGTCGTCAATTCCTGTGCCGCATTGTCTGCTGTCTCTCCGAGGAGATAAGCATCCAACATTGCTCCGACTTCTGCTGGAGTCTTGCGCTCAAAGATTGAGTCAAAGTCTGGAATTGTTTCCAGAAGCTCGGCACAGCGCTCGTCTCCGCCGACTGCCTCATCACAGAGAGGAGATGAACGTCGTCGAGGAACCAACTTGGTTTGAGGGTATGAAGCGCCTGCTGGCTTGCCATAATGTAGTGACAAATCAGTTCCACTCTCGACATCAGTGATGTCTCCATACTCAGGGTTGAGTACGAGATTGAGTAGTTGCTCATATACAGTCTTTCCATAGCCCCATAAACGAACTCCCTGATCTTCCTCTCCACGAACGAGCACGGGAGAGAAGAAGCGTTGGCGAGCCATAAGGTTCTTTGCCTGCTTGATGCTCTCTTCGGTTCCCTCGTTAAAG